TCTATTCCAAATATGGTGTTTTCTACTTTCATTTCCCTAACTCCTTTTATCTTGGTACTTTAATCCAGCGACTATTCCCATAGCCTTCTCTTTGCCAAACCCGACTTGTTCTAGCCGGGCTACCAGCACTACCCTGTCGTTACAGTCACCACAACACCGCCCTTTAGCTACTGGTTGTGCGTTGTGTCCACCATTCCATCCACTGGGATCACTGGTGATCTTTTCATTGCATAATATGCATATCATTTGCCTATCTCCTTGGAGCCTAGCTCCTGCTTAAATTTAGTTGTGTACCTGCACAACGTAAGACTATTGTACCATACTCCCTTTAGGGAGAAGGTATATTTTAGGGGTGTTTCTGGGTAGCCCCCCCCTAAAGGGGGGCTCCCTTGAAACACCATCACTTAACTTAGACCTAGCTTTTATTATGCCTGTTCTCTCGCTCGTACCTTGCCATAGCGTCGTTAATTGCCTTTTCAAATGTCAGGTCATAGTACCCAGTGATCCTGTACATAGGTCTATCTGTTGGGAACACTTCCATATGTGTAACATATGGACGCTCTGGGTAACCGCCTGACTCCCTCTTGTATGCCACGATGCGAGCAGCCATTTGCATCTCGTTACCATTCTCTGAGTATTCTGCTGGGATCATTGGCGACTTGAAAATATAGTCCGTATCTGGCACATCCACCCCTTCGGGGTGCATTTCATTAAGCTCGTCCAAGGTTTTACAGGCATCCTCGAAGAGGGCAACGGCATATTCCCTCGTAGATAAATTGCTCTGCTTGAGTTCCTCAAGTGCCAGCCTTGCTAGTCCTGTCCAAGTTGGGGTCATGTTTACTGTTTTCATTTTGTTACTCCTGCCCTTCGGGCATTACTTGGTGTACACCCAACTACGTTGGGCATACACATGTTTTTAATCGGAGCAGTTTTCTGCCATGCTCAGGGCACTTTGATTATTGGTTCCTTCCCCTATTATCATATTGGTATGCTGGGTGCAGGAGTACTACGCATTCATTGCAAACTTCCACGCCACCATCGAGACATAACCAAACACTATTGGTGACCTTGTCGCATATGTTGCACTCACCATCACCGCTTTCATGCTGGTAATCCCATTGAGTCCAGTTTGATCCCTCACTACACGTGCCATATAACCTGTCTCGCCCACCTGTAACCGTAATTATGATTTGCAAGCCTTTCATTTCTAAACCTCTCCTCAACTTAAATTTATTCAACCTAGCGAGCAGTTTAGGGTCATGCTCAGGACCACCCCTTCGGGGTGCTAACTGCCTCCATCAGCTAGTCTATTAGATCTTCTTCGCAGAACTGATTCTTACAGTCACCCTCTGTCCAGTCACACGCTGAACAGGATGGGCAGTGAGTGCCCACATCGTATCTATCGCCACAAAATATACATGCATTCATGTCTCTCATTTCACTTCTCCCTTTCACCCCTTCGGGGTGCACTTGGTTAATTTGAGTATCCTGATTCCACCCCCCTAGCCTTTAGGCTAGAGAGGGCTTTGGCTGACTGGCTGCCCTTCGGCTGGGTCCCATGTATCAAGAGTCCGAAGGACTCTTTGCCGAAGACAGCATGGCTGTCATCATGGTCTATCTCCAGTCCTTCGGACTGGGCTTGCTCCGGGCTGAACACTACCTTCGCAGTCTTCAGACCCTTTAGGGTCTGGATCAAGTGGTCAAACTTGCCACCCTCACTGGCTGTGAGAACGAAGTTCTCAGGAATATTCTTCATGCCCAGCTTCTGGGCATGGTGGATTGACTTGGTATAGGCATAGCCTATAACCCTAGGCATCGGCTGGTTTTGCGGTAGCTCTGTAGCCCGAAGGGCTATGCTCCAGCCATCTAAGTACTTCGTACTGTAGAAGTCTCCACCAACATGGATTCTCACGATGACTACGTCATCGGACTTAAACTTCTTCGTAGCCTCTTTGAGGCTATCGAGAACCAGACTGCCAATTGAGTACTCGTCTTTCAACCTACGTAGTAGGTTGAAGTTGTGCCAGTTCTGCTGCCTGACGTTCTCGTATCTCTCAGCACTAGCCTCGAAGCATCTGAACTTTAGTTCAGGGCTGTCCCAAATCTTACCAGTCACAGGGTCAGCGAATGCCAAGCATTCGCTAGCACCGGGACAACTCCAGCCAGCTGGCAGGGTTAGGGTCAGTATCCTGACCCTAGCTGCTGGTATCCCCAGCTTCGCTGCTGCTGCTTCTCTCAAAGCTTTCAGCTTTGAATTGCCATTGCCGAAGCTCAGCAACTCGCCCTTCTTCGGGTCAATCCCACCTTCGGTGGGGATGTCCGATGTCCAGCGACCAAGTTTGTTGTCGTATTGCACCTTCGGTGCAGAGTACGGGTTCTTATTCATTTTTTCTCTCCTTCACTACTTCGTAGTGCCTAGCTAATTTGTTGTTGGCTTGCTCCGTTTCTGGTCCATGCTGTGATGGTTGATCCCTTATGCTTTAGCATAAGTTCCTTGGCAATCAGCAGAGCTTCTTTCTTACTAGCTACGCTAGTACCTTCGCCAATCTGGTTTCCAAGTTTGCTCCTTCCAAATACTGCCCAACTTCGTTGAAACGGAATGAAAAACACGGTGATATCCGTCACCTTCGGTGACTTATCCGTTTCAAATCCTGTGGTACTTTCCGTAGGAACCACCAAGGGTGGTGCCTTCACACCCCATGCCGAACCGTCCCGAAGGGACGAGGCGAAGGCAAGAGCTTCGCTCTTGTCAGTCTCGAAGTAGTCAGCTGGATAGTATCGCTGTTCGTTTATGTAAACATAAACGGCATACTCTTCCCACTGGCTGTCGTAGACTACCCTAGTACCTACGGTACTAACTGGCTCCCAGCCTTCCTTGCCTTCAAACTTGGCTGAGTTACGGAGTAACTCCCTGCCATCAGTCCACTTGACATGGAGCGGTAACCCCTTCGGGGTTTCGTTGTGCATAACTTTCTCGATTGTTTTCATCGTTTCGCTCTCCTTCCAGCCCTTCGGGCTGACTTAATTTCCATTTCGATCCCTGCTTCCTAGTGGGGTCTTCGACCCCAAGTCCGTTTTGGTTTTCCACCTTTGGTGGGACGGACCCAGCAGGCACCATTCTATTATGTGGGCAGGCAGGATGTCAAATCCTAGCTACGACAGGAAGGGACCGAGTCATCCGGGACAGGCTAAAAACGGATGCCGGGCAGCCGGGACACAGACCCCGGAGGGGTCTGACGGTGGCTCGGTCCGGTTAGGCACAGCCCCTCCGGGGCTGAGCAGGAGGGCTGGCAAGTGCCGGAGGGGGTATGGCTTGGCACTTCTTATATATATTAGCTTCTACCCCTGACAGAATTTTTTCGCTAAAGGAGGTGCTTGTTTCACTGAAATTTCACGTTGTTTCGCCCGAAACAGTACTTGTGTTTCAAGGAAATTTCGACTTGTTTCAGGTGAAACAGTTTGAGGAATTCAGGAATCAAATAATCTTAACCTATACTAGTGTGTTTCACCTATACCCCCTTAAGGGGGTTATATAGGATGAAACACAAATAGGTACCAGTATGTTATGGTAGGAAAAAGGAGTTTTCGGATGGAACGATTTCTTGGTAAGCTAAGACCCCAGATATTTCTATCTATAGTTTTGCTTGGTATCATTGCAGTTATGGGTATGGTTAAAGGAATGGTTGAAGTGACAGTTGGCTGTGTCGCAGGTATTATTGCCTTATCCAAGGATGTGCTACAGAGTGACAGCTAGAGGTAACTTATGAATCAGTATGGTCAGTGGGCAGGGGATATGTATGGGGGACCATTAATGGACAGGGATGCTGGTCCACCTATCCCAAACATTAATAATCAGATAACCCTTGATTCACTAATGCCTTTGCCGGAAGCGTTTCCCGGTCTGCCTTCCGGTAGTCATGGCTTTGGTATAGGTCGCACGACACCGCTTGATTGGTTTGGAGGTCGTAACCAAGATCAATACGTTACACCAAACATATCTGATGAAACCATGGGTACTACAATGGGTTTGGTGCCTATTTTAGGAACTATTTATAACTGGGATAAAATGGGACTATGGGAGAGGGCTTTTTCTATTGGGCTTGATCTAACTGATGTGGTAACTCTTATGGGGTCTAAGCCTTTGACTGCAGCATTAAGGGCAGCCCCAAATCCCCTTGAGGCATTAAGGCTTATACCGGGAAGTTCTTATGGGGAGCCTTCCACTTTCATAAGGGTAGGGGCACCTCCGGGAAGTCCTCATGTACCACATCCTAGAAGGCAAGTATCAGATTACGATGTTCCGGTATTTCCACCTAAGTTTAAGCCGTTAGATATACCGGAAGGTGGGTTTGAGACAAGTATAAATTGGGGTACTCCGGGAGGGTATCGTGAAGAGGCTGGAATATCTGCTTACCAAGTACTCCCTTTCGACCACCTACAAGCACAACATGGTCGCAACGTGCCATTGTCGGCTCAGCATTCAGCAGAGGAGCTAGGTCTAGGTTTACCTATGTATTATGTAAGAAACCCGGTAGAGCAAGGTATACCCACAAGTGCAGTAAATCGTCCTGTTATGAGAGGTGACCTTGACATAACCAGTAATCGATACCTCGCAAGTCCTAATCTACAGAAAGATACTCTGGGGTGGGATGAAAGTATAGGTGTAACAGATATAGGGCTTAAGCACAGCCCAAACAAGGATATCGCTGATCTACAAAAAGGGACGTATATGATAGAAGGGTATCCTGTTCAAAGTCTTGGTGCTGATTTTGAGACTCTTGTAAATCCTCAAAGGATTACGCAATATCACAGAACAGATCCTAGTAATTTTAAAATACTTAATCCTAGGGAGTCAGCAGAGGTATTTAAGAATTATGATATTTACGGCAGACCAAAGGTGCCGGGTGGATTACATCCATTTGGCTTTCTTCCTGATGCTGGTCTTCATCCATGGGCAACGACTATTTCATTGCCCTTCACCACTGGTGCTAGGACATTAACAACACCATTGTCACAAGATGAAAAAGATAACAATAAAACGTTAGTTAACTATATTGACGATATTGTTAATGAAAACTTATCAATATGGGGTAACTATGCCACGAGATAAAGAAGAAACTATGGCAATACAAGATGCATTTCTTGCTGCTCACGGTGAAGTTGGTACTGTACGAAAGGCGTGTATGGCTGCTAATGTCTCACGCTCTACTGTGTATAGATGGATAGAAAGTAACCTATATGGATTCAAGGACAAGTATGATGTGTCACTGGTGATATTCAAGGAATACCTTCAAGACTTGGCTCTGGAAAGGATTCAAGGTCAGGGACCAAAGGATAACCCGGTGTTGTTACTTTCCTACTTGAATGCATTTATACCTGAGAAGTTCAGGCGTGACAGTCAGGGAAGTGATTCTGTGTCTAAAGAGATTATGATTGAACTCAAGCGATGGCGTAAAGAATCTAAGAAGATTATAGACAATCAGAATATAGAAGAGGTTGATGCTCGCAAGAATGCTATTGATCAGGTAGAAAAGATACTGTCTAGGCAGAAGCCATCTGATGACAACGAGTAGCCTTGACGTAACAGATTATATTTTTTCTAAGTTGGATTTTGTTCCTACTGAAAAGCAGAAACCTATACTGGATTGTAGAAAAAGATTTGTGCTTGTAGCTGGTGGTGAACAGGCTGGCAAGAGCATGATTGCTTCCAAGTATCTGGTATCTCGTTTTCTTGAGCATGATGAGCCGGGACTGTACTGGCTGGTAGCTGCTGACTATGAAAGGACTAGGGCAGAGTTTGAGTATTTAACACAGGACTTTGCTTCTCTGGGCGTACTTGCAGAGGTAACTAAACGAGTAGATCCGGGTAGGATCGTTCTTGCTGATGGTACTAGGATAGAGACTAAGTCTGCTAAAGACCCACGGACCCTTGCTATGAGGGCACCCAATGGAATTATAGGTTGTGAAGCATCTCAGTTAGACCTTGAAAGTTTTCACAGGATGAGGGGCAGGTGTGCACCAAAGCGTGGGTGGATGTTCCTTGGCGGTACGTTTGAAGGATCTCTGGGATGGTATCCACAGCTATTCCAACAATGGCAACACGGTGGTGACGAGGAACAATCTTTCTCTTTGCCAAGTTATTCTAATGACCACCTGTATCCGGGTGGTAAGAATGACCCGGAAATACTTAGGCTTAAAGCCGTTGCCTCTGATGAGTTTTTTATGGAACGCATCGAGGGCATACCAACGCCACCACAGGGATTGGTGTTTGGCGAGTTTCGACCTGACATACATATAAGCGATGAAGCAAAGTGGTCAGTAGGAACTCCTGTTCACCTATGGATGGACCCCGGATATGCAGGTGGATATGCGGTAGAAGTAATACAGGAAATTAACGGACAGGTATGTGTGATAGATGAAATCTACGAACAGGGCTTGATAACTACAGAGATAATAGATATCGCCAAGACACGACCATGGTGGAAAGATGTTCAAGGTGGTGTCATAGACATAGCTGGATACCAACATCAAGCTATGTCTGCCCCGGCAGAGATATGGTTACAGGAAACAGGACTATATCTTGCTGCTCAGAAGATAAGAATCAACGAGGGAACTGAAAGGCTAAAGTCATTTTTGAAGCCCGATCCAATTTCTAATATGCCAAAAATGGTTTTTAATCCAAGTTGTCATGGTATTTTGTCAGAATTTGGTGCAGAAGCTAATCCATTTGATGGACAAACTAGAGCATATCGCTGGAGAACCGACAGAGATGGTAATATAGTAGGTGAATCACCTGATGACAAAAACAATCATGGCATTAAGGCTGTAGTGTATGGTCTGGTGGATAAGTTTGGATATGGTCATTTACGAAATAATTCATTTATTAAGGTTAAGAGGTGGTAGATGGCACGGAGAAAAGTAGAAGATATCATTAGTCTTGTAGATTCACACTACGATTCTACTGAGCCTCTTCGTTCTCGTATGGACCTAGATCATAATCTATATCGTTTATCGCCGTATGATGCTGGTGATGGCTACCAGTCATATACATCTAATGAGCCACAAACGTATGCAGACAAGATTATATCTTGGCTGTCAGACGCTGAACTGGTTATACGAATTCCACAGAGTGGCAATCCTCGTAACTCAAGGGAACTGAATAACCAGAAAGAGCGATTCATTATTGGTGCGTTAAGATCAGCCAATGAACGGTTGGTCGATAGGTTGCAGCCAAACCTTCAGAGTCAGTTAGGGTGGTATGCAACGCTTAGAGGCTGGTATGCAGGTAGGGCATTACTTGTAAAGAATGATGACGAATCTACCCATGTTGACATTACACCTTGGGACCCAATGCATACTTACTGGGGAACAGACGGAGAAGGACTCGCATGGGCTTGCTATAAAGTTAAGAAGACCAGACATGAGATAGAGTCACAGTACAATGTTCGGCTTGGTACTGAGAGGATGGATGAAGATGGGATAGAGGTATATGACTTCTATGATAGGGAAGATAACTTTGTTGCTATTCCTCACAGACTTATTAAGAAAAGAACTGCCCATGGTAGTAGATGCGTTCCTATATTTCTGGGTCCAGTGGGAGCTAACCCATTAATACAGTCACTGGAATGGTCTTCAATTGAGGATACGGTAGAAGATTACGGAGATTCAATCTTCAAGTCCACCAGAGATTTATATGATAAGCATAACTTTATGATGAGTGTGATGCTTGAAATGACCGCACGGTCACGTAAGCAGGGGATCAAGATAACTTCCAGAGATGGTCAGAAGACATTGGAAGAAGATCCATACAAGGAAGGCACTGAGATATCCCTTGCACAGGGAGAAGATGTTGAGCCGTTAGGACTCATGGAAGTTGCACGAGAAACAGCAGCTTACATGGGAATGGTATCAGGTGAGGTACAACGTGGATCAATACCTCATTCTATATACGGAGAACTACAATTTCAGCTGTCAGGTTTTGCTATTAACACATTGCGTCAGGGAGTTGAGACTGTTCTGTCTCCTAGGGTAATTGCACTTGAGAACGCTTACCATCAGATTTGTAAATTACTGTGTGAACAATATGCGACTGGTGCGTTTTCTGCCATGGAACTATCTGGTCGTGATAACTACAGGATGTATTTTTCTGAGGAGATTACCCCTGATACTGTAAAGAATGGTGGAGATGTTGAAGTGTCTCTAGTCCCACGATTGCCACAGGATGATATGTCGAAGTACTCCATGGCACAGATTGCAAGAGAAGGACCAACGCCACTTATGCCTGACCTATGGATCAGGGATAATATACTTGGCATACAGGATGCAGATCAGTTGGAAGATTCTATTAAAGAGCAGATTGCAGAAAGAACTTTACCAGAAGCAGGGCTGTGGACTTTATATCAGGCAGCCAGAAGACAGGGAAGGGACGATCTTGCTGAATTTTATGCAGGAGAACTTACCGCATTGCTATTGAGTAAAGCTAAGATGTTAGCGGATAATCTAGGCGGTGGGGCACCACCTGCCCCATCCGCAGGTGCATTGCCTCCAATGCCTCCGGGTGCCCCACCACCTGAAACTTTGCCACCAATGCCACCACCGCAGGTGATGCCACCTGCGATGGCTGGAGTACCACCACCTGTGCCAACACCACAGGCAGGACCAGTGGTTCCACCGGGACAACCAAGACCGGGAGCAATGGGTGAAACAGAAAGATTAAGACAGATAGGGTTACTAGGACCGGGAGGATAAATAATGGCTAGGGGATTTACATTACCAGAAATGTTTGGACAACTTCCAGACTTGGTGACACAGGGCTTTTCTTCAGGAGAAGACATTATAAGTATTGGTGCAACCGGGCAGCCAGAGACAGATCCTTATGCAGAATATGAAATCTCTGGACAGGCAGGGTTGGAAAATAACTGGGAAATTGATACATATAAAAAAGTCCTGTCAGCTACTAACAGTCCTATGCTTGCAGATATGGCAGCAGACCAGACTGCCAGTGACGCACTAGTTAAAGCAATGATGCTAGATTCCAGTCCAAATGAGGACGAGCTTGCAATGAGTGCAGCTATTGAACACCTTAAGCCTATTTATGGATCTGAGTTTTACAAAAATGCACTTGATCATTATTCAAGTACATATGGTATAAGCAAGGAAAAACTTTCAAATGAAATGGATCGCCTTAACAAGGAAGATCGGTGGTGGTTAAGAGAAGGGGAAGATTCTAGAACAGGTGCAAATATCGCAGGATATACCGATGCGGAGCTAGATGCATTATTACTACGAGATCAACAGAGGTATCCGGATGCTGAACGAACAAGTAAGGTGGTAATAGCTAATCCAGAGATACGGCGAGAATCATGGGAACCAGATTTTCAAGATAGGACAGGAACAACTCGCAGTAAGTTTGGACCAATTGCTGGTGGTGTAGTAGGAGCATTTGATTGGGGATGGGACCAAATATTTGGTTATGGGGGTGAAGATACTCAAACACAAGGCACAGCTAGAAGTAGTGCTGCGAAGAAACTTGAAGACGTTTCCACAGCCATTCATGGACTATGGACAGGTGTTAGGGGAGATGGGCAGGTTTTTCCTGAGACTGGTGAAATACCAGCAAGACCTGCATCAAAACCAGCTGTAACTGTAGATCCTAGAGTTGAAGAAAAGATAGATGCAGTAACAGAGAAAATAGAAAGCCAATATCGTACTCCAGATGGCAGTGGTGTTACCAGAGAAGATGTAACCACAGCAACAGGATTTTTACAGGGGACTAAACTTACACCCGATAGGAATTCAGAGAATTATTCACAATGGCAATCTATTTATAGTAAGTGGAACACTGGCAATCTAACATTTGTATATGACCAGAAGGAAGACGGATCTCAGGTATGGATAGATGATAGTACCAGAGAGGTATATTCAAAATTAGGTGATAACTTTGAATACATCGGCAAGCTTTCCCAAGTAATGGATATGGGAGAGGGAGACATTAAGGTTTACAAAGTTAATGGTATTAATTTTAGTTATAATCCAAAAACACCAATGGCTAGCCATAGATGGAGCAGGACGTCAGATGTACATGTTGGCTCCCCCAGTCAGACATACCGAACTGGTGTAACGTCACCAGACCTATTTAACAAGACTCCTGCTGAACAATGGGATGCTATTAGGGCTAGTGAGCTTGGGGGCGATGTATTTGACCCTGTTCAATGGAGAAATCGTAGATATGGATTCAAACCTGCGTATGGTAATTACCTTCTTTCTGGAGGGTTTCTGGATGGTAAGACAACTAGATTCCCCGAATGGTTAGCGTCAAGCCCAGATCTGTCACAACCATCACAGTACTGGTCTGATTTAGTTGCAGCTTCAGAGATAATGGGATCTGGCAATTACGGTAATATACCTTCTAATCTTGAAGGTATGCCTGATCAAAAACTGCAAAGTGTTCTACAGGGTCTTATGCAGGGCGATGCTGCTAGGGCAAATACTCTTCACATGGTTGCAACTGCATTGGGTGCACAGGAAGGATATACATCTGAGGCATTGAGAAGACATCTTGGAAGTTTGTATGATCCATATGCTGCACAGCAAGCAGCATTAGGTAAAGACGCAGGTGGGTTTGCTGCATGGTTAAATGAAAGAAGGCTTGAAGATTTAGGTTAGGTATATAATAAAGATATGGTACATCAAAGCAATTCCCTAATAGGCATGCCTTCTTACCCCGGCACAAGTGGATATCAAGGGGCAGATTCACAATATGCAGACATTATGAATGAAGGGTTTAAGAGAATCGAAGCACTTCGAAACAGGTTACCTAAACCTACGCCTCCTGCACAACCAGCAATACCAAAAGTGCCCGGTTCTAGTTGGAGAATTGATGATGGTCGTCCAGTATTAGGCTTTCAAAATCCTACAGATAAGGTTCTAATGGACGTTATGCTTGGGAAAACTCCAGAGGAATATAAGCGAACTACAACATGGGCTGCCGATCCAGAAGGAGCGTATGGGGCTGGGTCAATAGAAGGATTTGCTGCTAACTATAATCCATATTCAGGGCAGTATTATGATCCTATTGTACGTGACCCATTAACAAAAGAAATTATTAGTGGTGGTAATGTATATGGTATTAATCCTGACGGAAGCGTGAACATGCAAAACATGCTTCAAAGAAGGACTGCTACTGGATTTGAAAATCTACCCGGATCTGGCATAAGTGGTGGGGGTGGTGTGCCTAATGCTCCTGCCCCTTCTCCTGTTGCATCATATGAATACACATCTCCAACTGGTGCGACAGAGACAAGGACTCCAGAAGAGGGTCAGGATCAGATTAGAACACATCCAAC